CAAAAACTGACTGTTAGCAGTATCGTACAAACTAATTTCTGAACCATTTGATTGTAATGACAGTATGCCACCACCTGATTCTTTGATTATAGAATTGCCATTACTTGTTTGGTGGAAAATTGCTAAGTCATTACCTGCACCAAATCTTAACCTTTTGTCATCAGGCAAAGTGATACCATGTGAGAAATCAAACTCATCATTCGAAGCATCCCATAAGATAGTCGCATCGTTTCCTGCACTAACAGCATCTTGAATGGTGATTCCTGCTCCATCAGCAGAACTTGAGCTGTCACCTGTGGAGTAATTAAGCGTGATGTTTTTATCTTCTACATCTAGGGTGGTAGTGTTCAGTGTGGTGGTTGTGCCATTGACTGTCAGATCGCCTGTGACTGTAAGATTTCTGCCTACAGAAACATCTCTTACAGCAGTATAATCACCATCTAAATCAAAAGTGTGTTTAGCAGTTTCACCATTATTTTCAAAAGTCAAAGTGTTTGGTGTGGTTCTGTAATAAACCCTAAAGTTTGGATTAGCTTCAGAATCACCAAACTCTAAACCCAATGGGCCAGTAGTCCCTGTAAATTTTAATTGAGTGTTAGCTCCACTCATAGTTATATGACTGCTAGCAGTGATTGTGCTTGTGCTTACATTACTTATGCCCTGTATATTGTTGCCTTCAAAACTAAAGTCTCCATCAGTTTCCATTGACATTTGCAAGGTTGCAGAATTTGCAGAAACGTCCCAATGCCCAATCTGCAATATCTCTCCTGTTGGCACTGCAATATCTAAATTACTATCAGCACCCCCATCAAATAATATTTGTGGTTTTGTAGAAGTATTGATAACAATGCCTGCTTCACCCAATGAAGCAGCAGCACCTGATGTTGAACCAACAAAAATACCATCTGAAATACTTGCACTAGCAATATTCTGCAAAGCTCTGGCACTAGTAATCACATCAGTAGTCCCAATCTCAAAATTGCCAGACGCATCAAAGCCACCATAATTGACAGGTGTGATGCCTGACCCTATGCCTTGAAATCTGATTGTGCCTTGTGCTGTGTTAGCTCTGGCTCTAATGTTGATACCAGTCTGTGATTGAGTGATGTCAGTAAAGCAATTAGTACCTTGATCGTCTTGCATCCTTAACAGTGCTGGATAGCCACTAGTTGCACCTGCTGTGGCGATCTTGATGCCTGTAAACTCTGTCAAGTAAATTGAGCCAGACTGCGTAGTAGCACTGATTAAGTTGTCTAAATTAATGCCATCAACGACAATTTTATCTGCTGTGATGGTGTTCTCTACAGTCAAGTTACCTGAGATGTTCAGGGTTGTGCCATCAAACGATAGTTTGTTTTTGAGTGAGAACTGACCACTATCATCTATATAGACTGCTGTGTTGGTATTGTTAAATGTGCCAGTGCCATGATACATCTTGGTTGCATCAAAGCTAAAGCCACCAATTGATCCTTGCCCAATATCAACTGTAGTAATTGGTGCAGTAGTCACATTAACATTAATTTCTGTAGTAGCTGATTCAATGCCTAGCGTATTAATAGCAGATACTTTAGCTGTGTAACCTGTGTCAATAGATATACCATCAAGATAAAAGGTAGTTTCTTGTACCCTTCTGTCGTATCTAGTTTTGCTACCTGAATCAACAATTTGTACTCTGAACTCATAACTTGGATATTTTGTAGAATCTGTCCAAGTCAGTTTGGCTGGCTCACCTGTGGTTGCGTTTTTATTAGTGAAGGTTAGACCCGTTACAGGTTCTACTCTTTGCCCATCCACAGGGTCATCAATGATACCAATACTCTCGTCTGGCGGTGTAACATAACCATAGATGTCAGATTGATACTCAATCGCAGTCACCTCGATATTCAAATCTGGGTTTATCACCATGTTAGTGATTCTGAATAGTTGACTAGATAGCCCCATATTTGAGCTAGTGATAGTAATTACTTCACCAACCTTAGCTTTCAGGACTTTCGGTGTTGCAACAAAAGAAACAGTTTTCTGGGATCTTGACCTTTTTAGTAATGCTTTGGCATGATTGTAAGCTATTCTTTGATTAGTACAGAAAGGTAACTGTATTCTTGTTTCTAATATTTCGTTGCCATCTTCTGTTAAAAAATCATCACTAGTTTCACCTGTGTAGTAAGTTGTGTCGGTTTCGTAGCGTTTCTGAGCATTATAGAATTCAGCTTCAACCTTGTTGTATTTAGCTTCCTTGTTTTCTAGTGATAAGTTAAGACCAGAATCAAAAATATCATCTTCATCTAATGTTACAACCGAACTTTCAGCACCTTCGACCCTAATAGCATATTGACCATTGCTATAAGTGAAAATACCTCGCATATTAGCGACAAGAGCTTTTGTATTTTCTAAGACAGATTCTTGTGTATCTATCACACCATGACAGTCAAATTTAACCTGTGTTTCTGTAAAGGTACAAGTCGTATTAGTGGTAATAGCAGTATCGACAGCACCATCTTCAAACTTTAATTCTAAGAAAGGCACACCCGCACTACCTGAATCATCAAGCACACGATAATCTTTATCTACCAATCTTTTATTGTTGATGTATGTTGTTACGCCATCACTGACTGTGAATGTGCTTGCTACCTTAAATTTATTGTAATCTGCTTCATTAGCATTAGCTATACGCACGATATCTGTTGTAGTGCTGGCTTGTTCTACTACGATACTGCTATGTGTAATGGTATCCGCAGATACGTCACAAGCGGTTGCTGCTGTTTGGAAAGAACCTAAATCGATATCGCCTGTAGTTTCTGTTGGGTCTAAACCTTTACCATAATCGTCATTAGTCATGTAATCTAACAAACACAAAGCTGGATTAGCTGAAAAAGCGTGTGTTGAGACATCATTAGATCGGTGTGTACCTGTGCCACCTGATATAGAGCCATCTGCTCTTGGGTCGTATAGTTTCTTACCATTAACTACAACTGTGACATTAGGCAAACCAGTAAACTGACCTCTGATATCGTATTCGAAGTTGCAAGCTATATATGCAATGTTGGTTAGTTTGTGATCTGTTGTGAAATTACTCAAACAGCCAACCAGCATTGGGTCTGCTGCTTGTGTTGTTGAGCCAGTATGACAGTTGAAAACCATGCGAGGTCTATCTGGTGGATTTGTTCCCGCTAAGATGTTATTTATCTCAGTTGATGTCGAACCAAAGAAATTACCACTAGCTTTTGTCCCACGACCCCCTGATGATGTAATTCTAGTTGTGCCATCAGATGCGACAAAACCATCACGATAAATCTGTACGTTACTGATTGGGTTACCATCTATCTGTATGGTTTCAAGATCAAAACTATCGATCTCATGTCCCGCTATTGCATAGACAACGAACAATTCTTTTTGGAATTCTGACGTTCCCATATAAACAACTGTCCCTGCTACACGTCTTGTGCCATATATCACTGGCATACCATCGCCAGTACCAAACTTAGTTAATAAGATTTCTTGTCCAGTCTTTTTAAGTTCTTGTGTTTTGATGTGCGAATAAACGCCTGAAGCAACAAACAGCGTAAGTTGCACAGCAGGTTTAGTTAGGAAATTAAATACAGCTTTACCGATAGCTATAAAGACATCAAAATAAGGATTGCCTGTACTTCCACCGCCTGTATGGACACCACCACCAAATTTATTGTTAGTTAAATAACTTTTTAGTTTTGACCATTTATTGAACATTATCTATTCCACCTCACATCTTTGTTAGCTTGATGGGCGAACTCTAAACCTTTGTCAGTGCTTAATGAATTGCGTGCTATAAAATCTTCTTGCGATGCTTGGGTATATCTTCTGCCTTTTTTGATATCCCAATTTTTAAAATGCGATGCTAATTCTATATTGATAGCAAAACCTGATTTGCTTTCATCTATGTTGCAAGCTGTGATTGTCCCTTTAAAAAATTCGTAAGCATCAATAATAGTTTCATCAGTATCTAAGAAAGCCACAAAAACTGTAGCAGCTTTGTTAATATAATTACCTGCGGTAAATATGTTTCTGACAGTAACAGACACATTATTTAAACTCACATTGACATTGGTGTATTCTAAATTACCTGTTTCTTGCACAGCTTCAACACCTAAAAATTCACCGCCAGCTTGGTAAGTATCACTGCCAAAAGTTAGGTCTTTAACGTGGTTGGTTGCTTTGATTGCTGTTGATGTTTCTAACTTCAACAAATGCACAACCCTTATGCCCTCTGCTGCTATCTGTGTTTGTATGTTAGAACTTAAAGTCCTCGCCATTATAAGACCTCTCTAACATCGAATGATAAGGTAAAGAAGCCTGCTGCATCTGTTGAATATAACAGATCGTCTTGCATAAGAGCTACTCTAAATGATGGTTTATTTACTGTGACTGCTGCATTATCTGATGCTGCTACTTGTAATGGTGGTTCAATAGTTATAGTAGCTTCACCACTACCATTAGAATTTGCATCGGCTGTGACCATATAAACTTTGTTATCACTTGCGAACTTTATTAGATCCCCAGCTTTTAATACACCTGTAGTTGAATTCGTAAAACCATCTAATGCGATAGAGTTTGACCCTAGAGCTACAGCACCATTAACTAGAATATCAGTTTGTCCTTTATCTGCACCTTGATTGTCTAGTGGATATTCAAAGGTAAAAGTTTGAAAGCTGCCTTGTTGTTTCGTTAGAAACGCATAGATTGACATAAAATCAGATTGCTGTAAGGGTGGCATTTGTACACTGAAGCTAAAATATTGAGCTGCAAACTGCTTAACTGACCTTTTACCACTTAGGGTATAAGCTGTCGTATTGGGTCTGTTAGAAGCAAAATTAAACACTCTGGGCTTAGTTGTTGTTGGAAATGCACCTGCCATTATATTAGACCTACCTTACCTTTTTGATTCATTGCTTGCGATATCATAGCAACTATTTGATTTTTTCTAGCTGTCAACATTTCATCAAAACCACTTGCATCTGTGGCTTGAATTGAAAAATTAACATTGACTGCTTGTTGTGCTACTTGTTGTCCTTTGTGATGATCTATCACTGTTTCATTAGGGTGCAAGATAGCAGGGAAACCACCTTTACCATCAAGACCGCCCGTTCTATTGCCCATTCCTGTGAAACCGCCACCTTCAGCTCTCAGCGGGCTAGTAAAACCGCCTGATGATGTTGATGTTGTTGGTGTTGTGTTGAAGCCACCTAAAAAGTTATCGAAAGTATTAAACAAGGGTGCAATGATTTTTTGTCTGATTGCAAGCCTTACTAAGTCTGCAATGATAGATTGTACTAATTTTTTGAAATCTGCTTTTCCTTTCATAACGAAGTCCGTAAGAGCATCTTCAGCTCCCTTAAATGCTTTGACTGCTACACGTTCATATTCTTCTGTTTGTTTTTGTGAATCATTAAGTAATTGCCTGTAAACAGTGAAAGGGCTAATAGCATCTTCAACACTGTTGTTGACTTGGTTTAAAGCATCATTAACGCCGAACAATTCCTCTACCAATTTCTTTGTTTCTTCATCCATCGGCTCTAGTGCATCATTTATGAATTCTTCAACTTTAAAGATGTAAGCATCTAAAGCATCTGTTGCGTTAGCATTTTCTTCATTGAATTTTCTGGTTTCTTCCGTTACATCAATGAAACCATTTTTAAGAATACTGTTATAGGTGTTTGCGGCTTGGGTAGCAGCCACCCAATTACCACTGAGGGCATTAGCTGAAAAGGCAGCAGCACTTCCTACTAATGAAAAAGCAGTGCCTATGTTAGATAATTGCATACTCAAGGTATTAAAATAAGAGCGTGTTGTACCGATACTTTTAAGAAATTCATTAAGGACTTTGAGTGTGGTCAAAAATCCATTTAACAAATTATCTCTAATTTCTTCTGCAAAACTTTTAACACCGCCCTCTGATTCTCCAAATTCTTTATTGGCAAGCACGAAAGTAGCTGCTAATTTTTGAAATATAGGTAGGAAGGCGATAGATAGCTCAGCAACTAAAATTTTGAATTGTCTTGTCAAAACAAACAATGTGTCATTGAAAAGCTCTGATTTTTTAATGCTATCTTGATCTAAAATTAAACCAAAATCTTTTGCTTTAACTATGAACTCGTCTAAACTTACACCTAGCGAATCTATTGCACCCAGTAGTTTGATACCTTGACGACCGAATAGATTAGCTGCTACTGTAGCTTTGCCTGATTGTGATTCTAGCTCACTCATAGCTTGTGTGACTTCTCGTAGAAGAACATCTAAACTTTTAGTATTACCATTGACATCTTTAATCTCTACGCCAAGATTACTAAAGATGTCTTTCATAGTTTTTAGACCTCTTTGAGCATCACCAACTGACCTAGCAAATTTTTCAAGTGCAGTGTTAGCACCCTCAGTCGAACCACCCGCAAGGACAGCAGCTATCTGAAATGCTTGGATAGTGTCGGTAGCTATGCCTGTTCTAGTAGATACTTTGCCGATAGCATCAGCAAAATCAAATGATTTTTTAGCGACAACAGCTAGTGTAGTTGCAACCGCAGCAAAAGCTATGGCTGTGCCACCTATGACTTTAGTAACACCAACAGCAGCGTTCTTAACGCTACCTAAACCTTTTTTAACATTGCCGAACGCTTTTTTAGTTTTATCTAAAGCTGTTAATTCAATTTTGTATTTCTGGTTAGCCATTGTTAGTTCTTTCTTGTTTTATTCTAAAGTAAGCTGACCATAATTGGAATTCTTCTATAGACATCAACTGGATCTCATCTAGTGTTTTACCTAGTAATTCAGCTAATTGGAGTTGGTTGTAAAGTAAATTATTATCTTCTAATTTTTTTTTACTTCTTCTTCTGGCTGTTCTGCCATGATTTCGTTCGACACACGAATAAGCACATTACGATCTACTTTGTTTAGTAAGGTGTTTTTATCTTCAAGTGAAAAGATTTTGTCGCCATTCTCGTCAAGAGCTTTGTAGATTAAGACATAGGCAAGCATTGCCATGTCATCTTCTTTTGCCATGCGGAATAGCTTAGATGTTTCCTGTAGGGTGAGTGGTTTTGAAAAGATTAGAAGTGGTTGCCCGTCCTCACCCCACTCAGGAACACTGATTTTTTTGATATCTAAGCTGTCGAAATGAGCTTTTGCTCGTTCTATTGCTTTCAAATTATGCAGTTCCGATAGTTAATGCACCAGTACCTTGTACTGTGAACGATCTCATTACTAAATCATCGTAAGATTGTGACTGGCTGATGCCTGTTACAATCCCTGTGCCTGACAGTTGATAGTCGCCTGTGCTACTACCTTCTGGTTGGAATAAGAAAGCTAATTCAGCACCGATAGTCATTGCTGTTTGTGCTGTATCAGTATCATCAAATAAAGCGTCAATAGATGCTGTAAATGATGTTAAAGATGATTTATAAGTTCTAGCAGTATCACCCATCTTAGTATCTTCGATTGTGTCTGCTGTCTGTTCTACTGAGAACGATCTAATTTCAGCGATAGCGTTGCCACCTGCTTTAACTACTCCGTCTGATCCTTTAAATGTTGCCATAATATTATTCTAAAGTTCCTTCTGTATGATGATAAGCGATTTCAAAAGTCATTACAACAATTCCAAGCGGATTATCACCATCTCCATTGTAATTTATTTCTGTACTAATTAAGAAGCTATCTTTAGCTAAATTATTAATTAATCTATCGGCATAAAGTGCTTCTTCAACCTCTTTACAGATAGTATCAATCGTATCATCGTAATTTGCATTAGCTTTGACATACGCTTCAACTACGAGTTGCAAAACCTTTTCTATGCTTCTTGGTGGGTTTATAACTAATGGCTCTGATGATTCTTCTCTGGTGTATATCAATAAACAAGGTAGTTTGGTATTTTCTATCGGATAAACCCTAGATTGAAACACATTAGAACCAGTAGTAGTCAAACCTGTCAGTGTGGTTGCTACTCGTTCTCTGATTTGCTGTCTGTAATGAGCCATAACTTATTGTAGCCTATTTGCCCTGACCTCTGTATTTTTTGTAGCTTCTTCTTTTGTGTTTATTAAGTGTGGAGCTACCAAAGTTCCTACGACCTTGTGATGTCTTTTTGCCATTGACCCCTGCTGTCGGCTCATGTCCTTTGCTGAACTGTAGTTTTGTTTTTTTTGGCATTACTTGTCTCTTTGTACTTTCTGTACCTTCTCAAAGGTTCTAAGACCACCTAAACCTAACATTCCCATAAGAATTGTCATCAGACTGCCCATGTCAAATTCTGGTAATGTAACTGAAAGCCCATAAAGAGATATGGCAAATACCATGATTGGTTGAAAAATAAAGTGATATGCCAGAGCAAAAGCACAGACCCAACCAACAAAAGGTCGCCAACCTGCGACAAATAAAGACTTGTGTGCTGCTTCAGCTTTATTAACTTCGAGCTGTGCCATGTTAGCTTTGTGTAATTCTGTTTTAAGTTCATGCTCTAATTTTGCTTTCAAATCTTTATCTGGTACTAATTTACCAATAACGCCTGACACTGAATCTAAGACTTTTTCAATCATCGGTATATCCTGTCTCTACTTCTATAACTGCATCGATAGAATCTAACATTTCTGGTGGAATGTAGATATCTAGTTTAATTAATTTTTCGCCACTTACCATATTGTCTAAATACAAAACAAATAAATTCTCATAATCAGATCGTGCTATCCAATGTCTTTCTCTCAAACTTCTCTGTTTGCAATCGTATTGCCATGCTTCGTCTAATTGTGCTTCGCTATAGAGAATCATTAGTCTTGTAATATAAGAACTGTTATACCTGTGCCATCTGGCTGTATGTTGACAATATTGTAAGTCACACTATCGATTGTGATAGTGTCGTCTGTATCAATTCCTGTAACATCTGAGCTGCGACAGGTCACGACTGGCTGTGTGCCATCGACATCCACTGATTCACCCGCTATAGCGAAATATTCTTTATTGATAATGACACTAATAGAACTGCCAGTACCATTGATAGTTACAGTTGCGGTTGAACCATGTGTTTCTGTATCGAAAAAGTTTTCGAGATCCTGTGCTGTTTCTAATGCCATTATCTTGTTTTAAGTTCTTTTTCTGCTTTGTCAGATTTCTTTTTAGCTGCACCTGTAGATTTCTCAACACCTGCTGCTTCTAAACCTGCGTAATCTTTTGGATTGCAAGTAAACTCGTCACCTGCTTTGTACCATGTACCTTGATAACATACTTTTCTAGTTGCTACTACTTCCATCATTTCTCCTTTTTACTACCTCTGGGTTTGTAAATATTACCAAAACTCAGTTTGTCCCATTCCGCAGCTTTTGCTTCTGGTACTTCTATAGTCTGTCCTGATTGATACTTAGTGCCTGCCCAATAGGTAGTCTGATTAAATACGAATTTAACTGTTTTGTTATTCATAGATTTATTATACATAAAAAAAGGGCTACCGAAGTAGCCCCTGTATAAAAGTTAGCTAACTGGTTATGCTAGTTTCCATCCTCTGTTTTTGTAAAGGTTGTCTCCACCAATTTCTTCCCAAATAATGTCTGTCAACTCAAGGGATTCGTTGGTATAAATTTTACCATTGACCCAGTCATCGTTTTCAAACTTACATTCAGTTACAAATCTATCTAGTACAAATATGTCAGATAGCATTTCTTTAACATTGTCGTGCGACAATACTTTTTCAATAATTTCGTTTTTGAGTTTTAGTGTAATTTCTCTCATATTTAATATCTCCATACAGTTATAGTACTAAACTATACGAAGTTTGCAACACCATAAGTAAAAAAAACTATACTTTTTTTTATTATCTTCTGTAACCCAATAAAAAAGGGCTTCCGAAGAAGCCCTAAATGGTTTTTAATGTTCTAGTTTTGCAACTATGGTATTACCAAGTCAATAAAAACCTAAAAATACTATTAAGTAACAATATCTTTAATTACTGAGAAGCTATCGTCATGTCTCAACGCACAGTCGAAATCTTGGAAGAAAGCTAATCTTGTTGTACCTGCGTTTGAACCTGTGTATGGGTCAACAATCACATCAACACCTGAATAGAATCCAAGCATTAATTGTGAGAAGTCACCGAACAGTAAAGCAGATAGGTTGCTACCTGTACCTTTTGAAAGGTCGCTAGGCACTAATGTGCTTGATAGGTAGTCATAACCTAAGATTCTGTTATCTTCACCAAGAATGAAGTTACCTTCAACACCTGATGATTGTTTTGATACAGTTCTCAAGTTAGCTGTAACTTTAGGGTTACCAACAAACTTCACTGAAGCATCGTTAAGAATTGCATTATCAACCTCAACTGCTTCTACCATGTCCACACACTTAGCGTATGTGATTGCACCACCATTTGTACCGATAGCAACAACGTTACCTGTTGAAGAAGCAATGATACCTGATGGTTCGTTTGAACCGCCACCTTCTAGTGCTACTTCGTCAATCTTTCTTGCGAAAGAGTTGATAACATCTTGTCTAAGTACAGCTTCGATTGAAGGATCTGATTGCAACATTAGCTTTCTTGAAATATCAAGTTGGCAAGCCATTGTCTTAGGAGACATGGTTACTTGTGCGAAAGTTGCATTACCTTCTGATGGGGCTGAATCTTCAGCAACAAATGAAACATTTGATGTTTCTGCTGACATCTTCGGTATCGCGATGTCACCTGATAAGCCCTGAAGAATTCTCGCACCTGCCTGACCTACAACCAATTTTGCTTTAAGAGCTTCAATGAACTCATCACCAAGATGTTCTGTAGGTTTAAGGAATCCACCAACATTGTTAGTACCAACAACATGATTTGCTCTGAAGCTAATGTTTGATGGCATATAGAATCCTCTAGCTGCTTTACCAGTTCTTGCTGCGATTTCATCAGAAACTTCTTTTTCCAGTCCTGAAAGTTTGCCTTGAGCAGATTCAGATACAGCTTTTAATAAGCTATATTCTCTTTGCTCAGTTTCGTTCATATCCACGTTTGATGGTAAATCAAGTGGCTTATCGTTTGCGATTGTCTCTAAAAGTGTTCCTCTAAATTGTGCAAGAGAAGCTCCATTTGCTATAGCTTCATTAGCTAAATCTCTCTTGTTGTGTTGTACACCAAGATCGATGATAGCTTTTGCTTCTTTAGCAAAGTCTCTTTTCATTTCTTCAGGGTTCACTTCTGGAGTTTTGTTTTCAACGTTATTTTCCATTTTTATATCCTGTTTAGAATTTGGGTTAATCTCAATTTGTGCCTTTTTCTCCTTCGACCTTGCAAAACCGACTAGTCTGCTTTGGTCTGCTGGAATGGATACAGCACTTACTTCCAGAGGTGACCAAGAATTTACTCTATAAATGGGAACACCATCTCTCTCAGCTTCCTCTTTTTCCATACTATTGACTTGGTAGCCAACAGATATGTTTTGTCGTATGCCATCAAGTACATCTCTATAGACTTCATCAGCCATTTTATTTTTAGAAAAACGTACTTTAGCTACTGTTCTTTTGTTTTCGTGATCGATGCCGAATTCTTCAACAACGCCAATTTGTTTTGTAGAATCATGATCGAGTAACAATGGGCTTCTGCCTTGTGCCATGAAAGCCATATCTATTTCATCTTCGTTATGCCCTAATACTTCCATACCAAATCTTCTTTCAACTGGTTCTTCACTCGAAACACCAATCATGATTGTTCTGTTTTCCTCGTCTATTTTGTTTCTATCAAACTGAAAAGCTCTTTGTAGATTTTCTTCTGCGTAGAATCTTAAAACATCTTCATTTTCTTGTGCGACATATTCTTCTTCTGCAATTTGGTCAACATCATCTGGTTCTGCACTTCTTTCTTCCTCATCGTTTTCTCTAATCGGATTTATTTTTGTGAGTGTTGAGAATTTGTGACCAACAAGTGTGTCGCTTTCCTCACCGCCACGATACACCCTGATGAGTGCTGCTGGGTCATCTTCTGTGCCTTTCACTGTAAAATCGCTATCAGGTATGTTGATTGTGCCATCTCGTTCTATTCTTTCGATCTTACCTCTAGCACGACCACCTGCTGTGTTCCAAGATACAAAATCACCAACTTTCAATGCATCTGGTGCTGCTCTTTCTTTTTCGTCATCGTGATAAGGTCTTGCTTCATCATTTTCTTCTGGCATAGATTTACCAAATTCTATAATGTATGAATCTTCTGTTTCACGTACATCTTTAATATGTCTTTCTACTTTATTGTCCATATCTTCTGCCATTCTACCATCATCTTCCTTTTTAAGTCTATCTACAATTGTTTTTGACCACCTAAAACCTGCATCGCCACCCCATAATGCCCATGCAATACGACCATTAGACGGAAAACCTTTCTCATCTGGGGTGAAGCCTTGTCCTTGTTTGTCTACTTCATGCCTTGAGAAAAAGGAATACATTCTTTTGACAGTCGATTCAGATAAGTTTTTGCCACTTACAATATCTCTAGCTCTGGCAATACCGACTGCTGTGCCACCTCTACCATGCTCTCTACGCCAGTCTAAGCCCTTCTGTGCTTCTGACTTCATGCCTGCTGTTGGTTTATAACTTGCCATTTTTCTTCTTTTTACCAAATATTTTGTCCCAATTCTTGTCGAATTGTTCTTGTTTAATATCTTTAGGTCTCTGTTTGCTGCCCTTGCTCATCCTCATCCCCATCGCTTTGTATTTCAGCATCGATTGGCATTTTTGCTGCACCGAATGGCTGATATGCGGTCTTGATATCGTATTGTTTGGCTAATTCTTCTTCTCTTTGATGTTGTTCAAACAGTTCTTCCACATCTCGACCATAATTCGCTTGTATATCTTGCATGGTTACAACCCCTGCATTAAGACCATCAACATTTGCCTTAACTTCTTTAACAGGGTCAATCCAACCCCATGATCTGCTGTTGAATTCAACATTGTCAGCAAACTTGCTGTATTTATCTGGTGGTAACAAAAAGCCATCCTTGAATGACATGGTTTGTAATAACCATTTTTCGAAAATTGGCATAATGAAGTGGTCGATCATAAATCTTTGTAAGATTCTGTAATTATCACGTTCCTCTAATGTGCCTTGTCTTATAGATGAGTAGTTTACACCTTCTAAATTATTAGCAAGTGAGACATAAGACACGCCTAGACCTGATGCTATCCCTCTGAGAATAGATTTATGGAAGCTGTCAAATCCTGATGTTGGGTGTTGTGGGTCAAAAGATTGGAAACCCATACCATCTGGTAGTTGCTCGAATGTCCCTGCTTCTGCGTTCATAACTGGTGTGTAATCATCATCGGTATCTTCACCAGTGTAACTATCACCTGCGGGTGAGGTAAAAAAGCCCATCTTAGAAGCTGCAACACGTGCTGCGACAAGTTCTGCTTCTTCGTAACCATCGAGCATCTTTAATCTGTTCAATGCTGTAGTCATAAATGGCAGACCTCTGGTTTGTTCTGGTCTGTCTAGTTGATAGGCATGGATAATATCTTCGGCTGGCACTTCGATGTGCGTTCTATCGTGTCTGCCGAATTGTTTGTTATGTGGATGTTCTTTAAACAGATAGTAGCTGACTGGTTTTTTGTATTTGTCTAGCTTAACACCCATGATTATCTCCTGCCCATTGTTTAGTATCTTGTTTTCTTCTTCGTCTAAGTAGTCAGCATCTAAAAACTGTATGCGATAAGGGTCAAGTGGGTTATTGGATGTAATGTGTCTGACTAAGACCTCACCATCTCTGGCTAAAGTTTCAATAAATAATTTTTGGGCATCAAGGAATGAAAGTTTGCCATCAATAGTACAATTACCTCTTTTCCCCCACTTAGCCCATTCCTTCTCTAGCACATTATTACCGATAATATCTAAACTATTATCGGCATTGCGTGCTTTCGATTGAAGTCTGATGCCATTTTGCCCAACAACATTCGTAACTAGTAGTTGTAAATATCTTTTTGCGTAATCATTGTTGCGTGCTTGTTCACGACAACGATCTCTAATTTTTCGTAAGTTAAATCTGATATTACTATCAGCATTGCTTGAGCCACTGACCCAATCAGCGAATAAGTTGCCTGATTGTGTGGCTTTGTATGTTCTGTACTTCTTTACAGCTTTTTTTCTTTGCTTAAATAGATTGTCCCAGATTGCCATAGTTAAAACCTTGCTTTGATTGTGTTTCCTGTGTCTTGTTTGTTCTTAATTCTTTTAAGTTTGATTTCTCTGTTGTACTCTGCTCTGTATCTATCACGAAATCTCATAAGATCGTCAATCGTCATTCTCGACAATGAACGACCTGCAATGCTGTAGCTCATTTGGTCTTGTGATGCTCTGTTTTCCAAAACAGCTTGTATAGCATCTAATACTTTCTTAGCGTGACTTCTGTTATCAGCATTAGTATTAGCAAAATTGAGTTCTATTTTAGTGTGTCCTTCGTCAATAGCTATTCTTTGGCTGTCTGATGACCTAGTAATGAACGCATACCAGTTGTATTCGCCTGCGGTGTAGCTTGCCGTTGTCGCACTTGCGATCTCGACAATATAATCCGTTGTTGTTTCTGTTGCTGTGATTGTGAACTTGTGACTGCCCCCACCGCCCGCATCGTCATGAAATTCATAAGTCAATGCGTAATCTGCTGTTGGGTAGTCTGCAACTAGGTCTGGTCTACGCCACATCCATCTGTCGCCAACTACTAAGAGGTCTGGTTCTTGTGTTGGATAGTTGTCTCTATCAAATAAATTCGCCATGTGAAATACTTTAACCTAAATTATAGCTATTCTTTCCATGAATTGACAAAATTTCTTGGCTTTCTCCTGTATAATCTTCGTCTTTCTTGGATTACTGATGATTTTTGTTGAATATTTTGTTCTTTTTGTGGCTGTGGCTCTAGTCTTGCCAATTTTTGAAAGTTGGGTTGTAGAATATAGACTGCTGCAAGAGCATAAGCGAAATTATCGAGTGCTTCATTACGTTTTCTTGTTTGTTTCCATACTAATGTGGTCTTACCTTTATGTATTTTTGGCACACGTCTTTCAGCAGTGAGCTGTCTAAAATATTCATCATCTAATGTGTTGGGAAAGTGTATTAAATTGGTTTTATCGTCTTGTAAACGTGCATGAATGAACTCTTTAGCAGTATCTACACCTACATTGAACAGAGCTGTTTTTCTTGACCCAACAAAAGTTGGTTTAGATACAATAGATTTACCCGATATGCTTGCACCCTTAATAGCAAATATTCTTCTAGCATTTTTTCGATACGTAAAAGCGTAAACTTGGTTTGTCATATAACCACTATCAATACAAGTAGCAGATATATTTAATCTACGCCCATCTTCAACATGATATACAGTTTTCAAAAACTGATCTAACTCTTGCCATACTTCTTTAGTAGCTGGATTGCCCCAAATGATTTTATACTCGATGACCCACGCTTCCAGATTATCCGCCCATCCTACTACTTGCACTTCTAACCTATCGGATTGACAGTCGACCCCTGCTGTTAAAACCAAGACTTCTTGTGGTATAGCTTCGTGATTGTATTGTTCAGACTGATTTTGTAGTTTGTCGCTGTCGATTTCTTCCCCTTCTTCAATAGCCCATGTTTCACCAAGTGTAGTATTCACAAATGTTTGTAATAGTTCGGGTGATTTTTTTGCTTCTAAAAAATCCTCAACCAATTCAACCCATGTTCTGAAAGGTGAATATAACTCAGAAATATGAAAACCTACTTTTTTAGATTTAGCTTGTGCTTGCCACTCGCCATTCATTAGCATCCATTGTTTTTTACTTTCAGGTATTATTGTTCCACAATGTTTGCATGATAGTGAAGCTGTTTCAGGTTGTTCTTCAAGCCATGTTATTTGTTGCCACTTTAATTCTTGTTTTTGCTCACATTCTGGACATGGTACTAAATATACTCTTTTATCTGATTCTTCGTAAGCCCGTTCTATTCTGCTTAATCCTTTTATTGTGGGTGTTGATGTTAGAATAATCTTACGATTCCAGAATGTTGTCGTTCTTTTGCGACCAAGATTAACAGGATCACCTTCTGTGCCAGCACTTGCAGGATATCTGTCAACCTCATCACACAATAATATTCGTATAGGTCGTGAAGCTAAACCACTAGCACTATTAGCACCGACTAACGAAATAGATCCGCCACTAAACTTTTTATGCATAGTGGTATTTTCTGAATCTCTTGTCCTTGCATCTTTTACTTTATCTTTCAAGTTAGGTGTATCTCTCAGCATTGGTGCTAGTCTGTCTTTAGAAAATGCTTGAGCCATAGACAGTGAAGGTTGAATACAAAGTATGGTGGATGGTTCTTGGTCAATGTAATAGCCAATAGTATTTAGCAAAATCTCAGTCGCCCCGACTTGAGCAGATTTTATAAAGACAATTTCTTCAACGCTTGGATCATTGATGACATTCATTATCTCTCTCTGAAATGGCACTCGGTCTGTTCGCCATTGTCCTGCTTCTGCTGAAGATTCGCTTGATAGCTTTCTATAACTATCTGCCCAAGCATCAATTTTTAAATCGGGCGGACTACGCCAAATATCACTCAGTTGTTTCCAGATTGGCTTTAGTTGTTGCATCGTCTGATAGTTCCTCTAAACATTCGTAGATTGATTCTTTTATGATTGCTTCTGCTTCTGCGTATGTTTCAGCAGCTTGTGTTAAGTGTCCGAGCTTGGATGGTAGGGCTAAAAGTTTACTTCTGACGTTAGAAACATAATCCGACCATATTGTTTTGATCAAATCAGTTGATATTAGCTCGTTTTCTTTTTCTTGTAGTTCTAACTCAGCTTTGTCGGCTTGTGCTTTAGTTAATCTTGTTCTTTCATCGTTTAGATCACCAGAACTTGTGTTTCTTCCCTTTGACAACGATCTAAGGTAACGAATATACCTAACTCGGCAATCATCAACATCTTGACCGCCTGATTTGCCTGTTTTTATAAGAATATTCTCATTAAAAAGCTCATGCATACGCTTTGTTGTTAGGTCTAAATGTTCTGCTACTTCTTTAATTGTTGCCATTTCATGTACTCACATATAACCCACACTTATAGTTCCAGACACTAACAAAATAAAAAAATCCGAATACCA